CTGATGCGCACGACTTATACAAACAATTCATGAGATTTGGGAATAAGGCAGTGGAGGGAGACTTCCGAAGCTTTGATCTCAGTGCACCCGTTGATCTTCATTGGGCTGCCCATCAATTGATTTACATGTTTTTGAAGCGAGCTGGTTATAACCAGTTTGCTTTGAACATGGTTCGAGGGTTGCTCACTGATAGGATGCACACAATCATCTCAGTTCTCAATGACTTGCTTGAGATTATGGCCCTGACTCTTTCTGGTAATTATGCTACTGCTGAATATAACTCGTTGCTTGTCACCCTTCTAACTTTTTATATTATGATGTTGGAGAAGTTGGAATCGTTGATTGACAATGAGGAGTATGCGCTGGCTGATTACGGTGACGATTTACTTTTGATTGTTCGTGATGCACTTCTTGGTGCTAAGCGATTTGCTTACTTGTTACGTGAACATTTAGGTATGGTCTTCACTAATGCAGATAAGAGTGAGACAATTCGTGACTTCACAGAGTTGAGTGAGATGTCGTTTTTGAAGCGGAATTTCAGGTTTGATAGTCGATTTGATCGTTACATGGCCCCATTGGATCCAAATTCAATAAACAAAATGTTGAAATGGACCATTCCGTCGAATGCAGTGACGCCTGCTGAACAGGCGAAAGGAACCTTCTCTTCTGCTCTTTGGGAAGGATTTCTTCATTTGGATGAGAGCAAGTTCGATAGGTTCAGAAATGTACTAATGAATTGGTACGAGATGAATTTTTCGATCCCGGGAGATTGTCTTCCCACATATGAGTTAATTCGAAATACTCTATGTAAAGACATTGAGGAGATGTCCGCTCCTCTCTTACACCACACTTTTTAGGGTATTTACCCTTTATACGGTGTGGAGGACACCACCTCACTTATAAAACTTGTAAAAAAGTGAGCGTAAAACACAAGTGCACAAAACGAAGAAAACACATATCCTACGTACTTGAATGGGAATTTACATACGATGTTGCAGGATGAGTTCAATAGTATTATGAATGATGCCAAAGAACTTGAATTTGACCTGTTGACATGTGTTATAGAAGGCCCTAAGTACAATTACACCCCAAGTGATCAAGTAACTCATTTGACATTTGAGCAGAAGGTGCTCGTCGATCGATTAATCAATTGGTCTGCAACGAGATCAGCACTGACAAAACGCCGCAAGGTGGTATTTGAGTCTGGTATGGAGACAGGAACTTTTAGTGAACAGAAGATGCAGAATGTTTCTGATGCCATGGGTGATATTGAGTATAAAGTTAGTGCGGGAAGTTCGTCATTTCCAGATGTGAATCAAGATGCATTTCTGGAACTTGATGACTTCTTTTCACGACCTGTACTAATATCATCTTTTGCCATTGATACAGGAGCGGTTCAAACTAATTTTGACGTGTGGGATCTCTATTCGAAAGATCCAACGGTTAGAGCGAAGTTGAGAAACTATGCCTACTTCCGTGGAGATATGAAGGTGAGAGTAGCAATATCAGGATGTCCGTTTCATTATGGTAGGGTCTTATTATCCTATCAGCCTTATGCGACGCACAATCAAGCATTGAATTACTTAAATGCATCTACATTATCTTTTCCCGGGATGAGGCCTTTGTTAGTTAACTACCTATCGCAGGCTGAGGGAGCTGTTACAATGGATATCAAGGCCAATAAACCAGTGGAACTGGATATTCCATTTATCTCAATCAAACCTGTTTTTAGGTTGTTCAACACGACGAGTTCGGTCATTGCTGATACAACATCTTTTGATGATTTTGCCGATGCTGGCAAACTGTACTTCATGACCATCAATGATGTGCAAAGCGTTTCTACGGGCTATACCCCCATATACGTGCAAATATATGCATGGATGGAAGGGGTGAAGTTGGGTACGCAGACTGCAACCCAGATCCAGATCACTACTGAGTCTGGCAAGGAGTCTGAGAGCAAAACTGGCCCTGTCGAAAAGTTTGCATCTGGAGCTGCTGAAGTTGCCCATGCGCTGACTACAATACCCTATTTGTCACCAATTGCTAAAGCTTCGCATATAGCTTTGAGTGGGTTGGCTAATATATCAGCATTGTTTGGATGGTCGAAGCCTCAGGTTGAAGCTGAACCAGTATTTGTCAAAAATGTCGGTTTCCAGAATGGCGC